CTTCACATTCCAAAAATCGTACCTTGCCGCTTTTTCCTGCCACTACCGTATTCAGGCATATCGTATCCAGTCCAAATTCCTTTACATTCTTTTCTAGGCAGGGAAACCCAAGAGAGTTCGGTTCTACGGCTATCGAACAAAATGGTTTCTTTTCTGATACCACAGGAATTGTCATACAGCCTATGTACGCTCCCACATCAATATAGATATGTTCTGGCGTAACCTTTCGCCTGAGCCATTCCTGTATGCCAGTCATAGTACCATTATTCAAATCATTCACACTCACAAACTCCATTCGTTCCGCATAGGGCGTAATATAAGGATTGATAATACCCGGCTTATATTCTTCATAAATCCTCTCAATCTGCAAAATAGCTTCTGGGTCTGATAGTTTCATATAATATGTTCTTCCTGTAAAACTCGGAGCATTTCTTTCACGCGGTGCATATAGGTATGGTTCTTTTTGCAATGCTCGAATCCCGCCATTCGTATTGCTTCGCGTTCTTCGTCATGCTCCAAGTAATAATCAATGATCCGTTTTAGGTTTTCAAAGTCTCCTAATTTATATTGTATGAAATGCTCGTACGGCGTGAACTCTTCATCTAAACCCTCGACTATCGGATGAATAAAGAATCCTCCCCTCCCAATGATTTCGTAAATCCTGTTTGACCAATAGTGGGGACTACGCACACTGTCTCCCACCACTATCTTGAGTGTTCCACATAAATCGTTAAGGGGGTCATGTCGTATCTCTCCCGATTGTCCAAAGTGTTCGAATCTTCCTCCGTATGTATACTTCAAAAACTCAATAAGTTGTTTTCGGTACGGCCATATTTCCGAGTAGACTGAGCCAACAAATCCTATCTGTGCATCCGTCGGATATTTCTTTCTTGAAATGTATGCCTCCGGTTCGTAGATTCCCTGCCGCAAAAGCCTATGATTCACCTTTGCACTCTTAAACTCCGCATCATGTCCTCCGTCCGTGGAGAAAACGATGTCCGCCTTGAAAATCGGGTTGAAAAGTACATGGTCTTCTCGTCTCATAATCCCAAAAAATATGTTTGTCAGCCATGCAACTATCGGTTTACCACTCTCCAAAACTGGCTTAAACAAGTTCAAGAGCACATCCTTTTTATTCTTTTCGTCGTTTTGAAAATCTCCCTTTAATCGTGCTTCTTCGGTGAGGATAAAATCACAATCCTTTGCAGCCTCAATAACTTCCTCAGCCGTCACGTCGCACTCATTCAATGAATTAACTTCGTGCCCCAAGGATTTCAGCGTATCGGCGATATATTCAGCATTCGGACACCATCCCAATGGCGAACCTTCTCCAGCAAAGTTCCCGACATACAAGATTCTCATAGCTCATTATCGGAAGAAAGTCCCCAGTAAAGGTCAAATATCCAACACACTTGCGGAGCCCTGCATTTCTCCATGAACTCCTCTCTGTCCTTAACAGAACCACATCGGAACTTTGCGAAAAGCAATAAGTCGCATTTCGTATCAATCGTTTTAATATCACATCCTTCTTGGTATCGAATCACTTGATGCCCAAGCGTTTCCAGGCATTTCGCTATCTCCGGTTCCCCCACCGACAGTTGGTTAAAGTTCCCAACGTATGCGATTCTCATTTCACCAAGATTACAACAATAAGCTCGCTTTGTCTTGAAGATTCATAGGAAATGTTTATGGAATCCAGCCTGCATTCTCCAGAGCATTTATCTCATCCTCCGCTTCCTGTATCGTCAGGAACTTCAGGAGCTTGTACTGTCTTTTCGGCATGTTTTCTTGCGTGAACCGATAATCCGAATTCTGATTTAGCGATGAATCCACATGCCTTGCATTCCAAAGGGTCTTCTACTACTGGCGGCGGAGTAAAATCATCCTGCGTTCTAACATCGCTTACATACTCGAAATCATTTCTGCGATTTGAATCCTCCTGAAGTGTTTGCCATTCCTGCTCTCCCATGTCAAAGACATATCCATCTTTCTTTCTCCGAACGTAAATAAATCTTTTCACTGGTTCCATAGGTATTTTTTTATATTGTACTCCGTAAGATAAAACTTCTTTTCTTACTATCTCTCGCATGACATCATCCGAGAATTCTTTAACGGGAAGATTCGCTCTTAAAGAATCGTAGTAACTTCTCCCTTTCCATTTAGCTTCGGGGTCATAAAGATCGTATCTTGCGGCCTTCCGCTCCCTATCCACCTTGTCCTTCAGTCCGTAATGCTTGAGGAATATCGGGAGATACACTCCATAAAAATAGTACTTTTCTGGTATCATCCCGCAATGCACGGGCTGTTTATTCATTGAAAGGAATCTCTCGTCCCATCTCCATATCCGCGAATCCCAGAAAGACATCTCTGGAGAATATCCGTGGTCTACAAGATTCACCACAAAGACGTATCCGCCGTCATTCTTGCCCAGGGCTTCGATGATCTTTTCTTTCGTGAGATCGGGGTCATACACTTCATCGGCATCCAGGGGTAAACAGTAATCTGGTTTCAACTTCGAGACATGATTCCGTATCAAATTCTCTTTGATAGCTGGCTGAAGCTTTCCCCATTCGCGTTGATCCTGATAGTATTCGTAACCGTATTTTTTCAGTAATCTTTTTTCGTTGACTCCTGCGTTGTTCAAACAGAATACCGCATCGTCGCAGAGTCGTTTGAACTCTTTGAGTGTGGCCTCAAGATACTTTTCATCAGGCCCGATAACTCCATAGCCGATAAGTCTCATTTCTTTTTTCTTAGGGACTCCATGTAGTGAGCATACTCTCGTCTGTCGGCTGGCTTAATCCTTCCATCACGTATCGCTTGTTTGATTCGTACTTCTAGTTTCCTGTCCAATTCTCTGGCCTTGTCTGGATTTATTTCCATATAAGAACCGTCCAACCTGTTCAAGACCATATTCGCAGCTTGTTCGGCTTGACGATTTTCCTCTGAACTCCATTCATTACTACCGTTTTTCGTTTTACTGAGAACATCCTTAGCCAACTCAATCTGTTTTTCGTGAAATTCGTCCTTAACCAATCGCATCGGGTCTTCGTAGACCGATTCGGAGATTTTATTTATCTCGTGTTGTGTTTTTTCGTCAATCATCTCTTTCTCACTAATTGTATAGCATCTCTGTCCCCGTCCACTGAGAGATCGGGAGGATACTCAATGTGTCCCCTTGCCACAGCAAGTTCAGCCTCAAATGCCCTCTTTTCTATCTCTTTCTTCTTCTCTTGTAGGATGAGGTCTTCTTCCTCGTCCTTAGCGGTTTGAGGTTTCCATTCCCTCATTATTTCTCGGTAGGCTTTCCCGTCCGAAACTCCTATAAGTTTGACTCTTCTATTTGGATCTCGCACAACTTGATCTGCTTCTGTAGCCTCCGCAGCAAACATATCTCCATTTGTTTTCTCGAAAAAGTAGGTTTTCATATTGCGTTCACTTTGTGTTGGGTTCTTCAAAGTGAATAAAGAACCCAACCACAATACAAGACTATGCCGTTGTTGCCGAGTTGCTGACGTTTATCGCAACACCCGCACCCTCCCGAACAGTTTTGACACCATAAATGATGTCGGCGACCGTCAAGAGCCCCAGGTTACGAATTGCATTCTCCGCCTGCACACGCACGCGACTCCCACCTTTCGTCTGTACTGCGTACCGATGACATTCGGGCATGAGAAGCATGTTTCGGAATGTCAGAAGCGCAGAGACTACTCGGCTGGATACATACACCGGGATACCGTAGAAACGTCCCACCAAACCGCGCTGGAAATCCTTTTCAGGAAATCCGCCAGTTACCGAGGCGCCGTTGTTTAGTGTCCCGCGCATTGACGCATCGTAGAACTTCTGCACGCCTGCAACCTGTGTCCAGAAAGCAGTCGGCCTAAGGAAGAACGCGCCGTCATTCTGCACATCAAAGTTCGTGTCAGCGAGTTTGTTGATCGCCTGGCGAATGTTGAGGTCAGAAAGAGCGGCAGATGTTGCACCGACAGTATTGGTCGTAAGATTCGACCAAAGAGCGGCTAGAGCATCCTCAAGGGCAATGGAGAGACCTCCTGCGGCCTTACGGGCATACTCCATAGAGTAGTCGTAGTTCCGAGAAATCTGTACCAAGTCCTTGTCTCCAACGATGTAAGCGGAATACTTATGCGTATCAACCGTAAGTGTCGTATCAACTTGCGCTGGGCCTGCGGTTGTGATTTCTGCACCCTGCGTTGTTTGGGTCGAAACCGTCAACGCATTCGTAAAGAGATCTGGGATGTGCGCAATGTCTCCACCCGCAGCCATATACGAACTGATGTCCGAGCAGAAATTCGCAAAGACTGACTTTGCAAACAGCTCCTGATCAACCAGTCCAGGCCAAACCTCATTTATAAATCCAGCTAAATCAGCAGCAACAAAAGGATCTGTAGTTACAGCCATTTTTCACTATGCCTTTTTACGCCTTCTTGTACTTATCCATGATTTTGTCGAAGTTCTGCTTGAATGAGTCCTTATCCTTGATAAGTTCCGAAACAGGCTTTCCTTCAACCATCGTGGATCTATTTGAAGGCGTTGGAACAGCAGCAGATTCTTTCGCCTTCGACCTAGTTGCCTCGATACCCGCTTTGACTATGGGATTATCCAATAGTTTCTCCACGGGCATTTTTGCGGATTCGGCCATCTCGCCAAGAGAAAGAATTTCCTGTTCGGAATATCCTTCGTTCTTGAGCGAAAAGGCTTTCTTCCAATCGAGGACGGCAGGTTGAGTATCCTGCTTCTGCTCCTTATCTCTAAACTTTTGAAGGTCAGCTTTGGTCTTTTCGACCTCGGCCTTCGCTTCTTTCAACTGGGCGTAATGGGCTTTCGCCTTTGCCTCCCAGTCAACGGGTCCTTTTTCGGTTGTACCCTCAACCTCTGTGGCGTTTTCGGAATCCACAACTTCCATGATTACATCTGCCATATTTATGCGACGGATAGCTCTCCGTCAGAGTGTTATTACGGGGGTTCGCATCCCCCACTAATTATTGAATATCTATAAGATTTTCCGTAAGAGCGTTCTCCGACACCTCTTCTAGGAGTTCTTCCACCGGTTCTTCTACGGGTATTTTACTCTCGATAAACTGAACAAATTTTTCTTGTGTCAGTCCGATAGGCAGATACCACGGGGTCGTAATGGGTTGTTGTAGGCATTATCTATTTTCCTGGTCAAAAACGACGGTAAGGTTTCCTGCGGTTCCCGTAGCCGTAACTACGGTGATTCCCGTCTTGCAATCCACGCCGTATTCCAAAACCCGCCCGTTCAATTCGACCGTATCCACAGTTCCTAGAAGTTTTCCGGTTGCGTCAATGCCGTCGTACACCGCTGCGGTGTTCGACGCTGCCCCGACATCATTTATGACGATACGATTAAGGAAAGCGGCCCCGGACTTTACCAAGGTTGTCGCGTTCGTTGTGATATTTGTGGCTGGCATATTAGAGATATTCCCTCTTTGAAGGTTGCTCAAGTTTTTCTTCAGCCACCTCTAGAGGTTTTACAAGTCTTTCTTTAATAAATAAAATGACAGCTTTTATGCGTTGATATTCTGTATCGGGAGTATCTTCAAGTTTTATTCTGAATTCTTCAAGCAGTTCCCGATACGATTCAAGAAGTTTTTTATCTTGCCTGGTCATATCGCCATTGATCTCGATGCCGTAACTAATTCATTCGGCTGCTGTTTGGCTACCGACCCCGCCACAGGAGCCTGCATGGGTGGCATAAGTTCCGCACCTGCCAGAAGTTCTGAAGAATCCTCCCCTGACGTATCCAGTGCTCGTGCAAAGATTCTCCTCAAAATCGGATGTTGCAAAATCATAGGATTGGCTCCGAGAGTTTGCATAGCTGTTGTCAGCGTCGTGGTCTTGGTATTTATATCCACTTGTTCTCCAGTGATAATCATATCCACGGTTTCCTTGAGGTCTTCGTAATATGAATCGGGAATTTCCAATGAGATTTTAGTTCCAATGGTTTGCTTCGCTTTCATTACAACTTCGTCCAGCTGTTCAATTGTTTCTATTCTTCCGAAAAGATTTCCTATCTGATCTCTTGCAAGAGCATCCGCCAGTGCGTTTCTCAACATCATAACCTCTTCTTCCGAACCTCCAACAATCATTTGATGAACCTTTTTCTTATCTTTTTTGAATTCGGGAATAATGAGATCAATAATCAAATCCCGCAAGAATAGTCCAACTTCTTCGCGCTTCATATCAAAGTAACTCGCGACGGCCTGTTGTTGGATAAACGCCAGCCTGAATGGAGTCCCCGAAGGCAAGTTAGCTCCCGTAGCTATTTCGTACGAAAATGCCAGCTTATCGGCCTGGAGCAACCAGAACTGGAGGTCTTCCCGCATGTTCGGCGCATTCCGATCTTCCACTCCCACCTTTGTAATCTCCGATTGGACTTTAATAATATCCCCATCAAAAGCATCGGTGAGAAGATTCTTCTGCAAAATAACATCCCGTGTTTGAAAAACTTGTTTAGAAGCCCAATGCTCGACTTTCGCCAGACGGTTTACGATTTCGTTCACCCGTTCCTGCACATCAAAAAGTTTTTCAACGATTCCTCTTGCAAGCCATCGTCCTGCAATCCGCTCCCAGTGTACCTCACGATACGGAAATTCCGGGTTCTCTTGTGTGTATAATTTTACGATTTCCAATTCCTTCCTCTGTTTGCTGAGATTTCTGTTGATATCAAGATGAAGCCCGGCTGCGATACAAAGATACCTGACAAATTTTTCCGGATCACCTCCCTCATACGCCTCAGATTCCTGAATCCAGAGATAGGATTCGTAGACCGTGATGTATGGTTCATTTGTCTCCGCGTGTTTAGCGATAACGCTTTCGATTGCAGCCTTGTCCCATTTTTGTTTTCGCAGTTCCGTGGGAGTATATTCGTGCTTCTCAATGACATCTGATTCCTCCAATGATTCCACGGATTGATCATTTATCAGATTTTTCAGATCAACAAGATAAACTTTCTTGTTCACTGCCTTTACAACCACCGAACCATATATCGGGAGTTTAGAGACAATCTGATTCAAAAGCTTCCCTACACCATGCGTGCGCGTCCACTGTTTCAACTCCTTCCCGAAGAGCCATGCCTTGACGCGGTTCGAGGCTTCTACGCGCAAATCTTTTGTGTCCAAATCTATGGCCTTCGTTGCCACGTCACATCGAGGAGCGGCCACATTGTAGAAGAATCTGTGGAATCCTTCGTTATCTCTCTCGCCACCCTCCAAAAACTTTCCTGCGTAATACTTCTCAACGCGCAACAGCGTTTCCCGTTGCGAGTATTGAATCCCCGGAAGAATCTCAAATCCTAGTTCGTTGAAATCCGAAACTATTTTATGAATCCTCGATTTTACGCCTTCGGTCATCTGTATTGAAAGTGCCTTGTCTTAGATCTGATTTCTGCTAATTGTTCTTTTTGAAAGAATAATCTTTTATCATTTATCGGATCACCCTCCAGCTCCCAACATGCAAGAGCCAACGACATCACGCAGTCATCATGTTTCCCACTCGGAGCCTCATACTTCAATTTCGTATCTTTCACAACCCCAAAAAACTCTAATTCGTCGTGCAATTCCTTGAGGATGGGAGGGATTTTGATTCTTCCATGCTCAATAAGTAGCGCAAGTTTTTCGATAATGTCTTGTTTTGATTTTTGTGTAAAGTGATAATCCGTTACCGAGAATCCCGTCCGCACTAATTCGTCAAAGAGAGGTTCTCCAAGTCCAGTAGAATCAATAATGACTTTTGCAAATCCATATTCCCTGACGTAACTCTTCAGCCTTTCTTTTTGGAAAACATAATCAAGCTGGTTGGATCGTGAGAATGCAACAACTTCATGTGTTATTTTATCTATGACGGTGATAACATTAAAATCTTTATGCTTTGCAGGGTCCCAACCTATCAGATACTCGTGTTTGGGATTAAACGCCTTTAGCTCTCCTGTTTTTATTCTCGAAAGATTTTTAAAAATTGTTCCCTCATCTTCTCGAAACTGTGCCAGATAATCCGATTTCCATATAAAGTAGGGGGTTTGCTCTTTGATCTTTCGCAGCTCCTCCACCGTAAACGCTATGGGATTATTGGTTCCAATCACATTTCCGTTTTCATCCTCGATAGCCGTTGGAACATGTATGGCGTAGTATCCGGGTTCCTTATTCAACGCTCTTTGGTACATTTCGTATACCCAGTTTTTTCCTTGAGGGTTTCCGGCTATGAGAACCTTTGGCTGCCACATCTTTCCGAGATACCTATACTGCTGACGGACGTTCGGCTGGACATACTGGTACCAAATCACATCATCCATGTCCGGGCCTTCATCAAAAATCGCCAGCCACAAGCCCTCTCCTTTCAGGTTATCTCTGGAATCTGCGGTCTTAATCTTAAACCATGCTCCATTCTGTTCATTCTGAATCATGGGCTGATTAGAGGCCGAGGTAGGTTTCAAATACGAAAGATGTATATCAGCCCATAATCGGTTGTAATCCCAGATTCTGTGGCCAAGGTCATACGATGGCGCAATCAGCCAGACCTTCGATTGGGGGACATGTAAATACGCATTGGCAATATCTGCACAGAATATCGTCTTTCCAACCCGCTTTCCTCCGGGAATCACCAGAAACTGGCAATCAGACCTGTTCAGTAACTGTAACGCTTTCTTCTGCCAATCCAGGGGATAGTACCCTATCGTCTCCCTGATCTTTGCGAGATTGATTTTTCCTGAAGGATTCTCTAAAAGCGTAGATTCTGCATTTGTCGGAGCAGTAACGCTTGGTGCTTCGTTGGGACTCAAGTTGTTTTCCGCAGTATTCACAAATCATCGAGTTCTGATTAAAAAGTTGATCCATTTACGGTAAATCCACATGGGCAGCCACCAGGGTTTTTTTACCATCAACCTATCNAAGCTCCTTTGGGCAACCGCCTTGGCAATCTTTCGGAACTTCTTTTGTTTCTGTGATTTACCCATACACTGTAACGGTAAGGAAAATACAGAGGAGATGTAGGGGCTATAATAATTGTTTCCTCGATTCGTCTGCNTGTATCCNACCCCCCATCCGTTATCACGTCGCACAATGTATATTATGCGACGCCTACATACATTTTTGGCTTATACTAGCCTTTTTTTGGTATATCTTCCAAGTCTATTATGAAGTTTCCCAT